ATTATTTCCCTGTTAAAGGTTATTCCGCTTTACGTTATAACGAATGGAATATTAATCTTCAGTGTGCTGGATGCAACTGCTATAAACACGGAAACCAAGCAATGTACCGAATAGGATTGGTGGGTAAAATAGGCGAAAAAGCGGTAAAAGGATTAGAAACAATTGCTACTAAAGTAAAAGTTTACAAATGGACACGTGCCGAATTAAACGAATTAATTGAAAAATATGGCTAAACTAACTACAAACGGCAAAACAACATTTGGTAAAAGGAAATGCGGTAAGGCTAAAAAGTCCTACAATAAGCATAGTCCTAAACCAAAGCCGTATCGTGGTCAAGGAAGATAAGTTATGAAAGACACCTACGCAAAAAGAGAATATCAATGCAAGTGCGGTAGAATAACCGAGCAATACGTTTGGCAATCTTTACTTGAAGCTACCAAAGTAAAATGCTTTAAATGTGGCACATATTTGGATATTAAAAACCTTAAAGTAAAAACACAATTACATTCCATTAGAACCGACACAAAAAACCGATAATGCTAGTAAGTCAAATCAAACCCAACCCAAACAATCCTAGAATATGCCGTGATGCTAAATTTAAACTATTGGTTAAGTCTATTCAAGAGTTTCCTGAAATGCTTAACCTTCGCCCAATAGTCATTGATGAAAACAATATGATTCTAGGTGGCAACCAAAGATTTCGTGCTTGTATTGAAGCTGGACTTACCGATGTTCCAGTGATTCACGCAAACAACCTAACCGAGCAACAAAAGAAACAATTTATTGTTCGTGATAATGTTAGTACAGGAGATTGGGATTTTGACCTACTTGCAAACGAATGGGAAATACAAGATTTAGATAATTGGGGTTTAGACATTCCAGCATTTGGAAATGATGAAGAACCAAAGGACAATACTAAAGGAGGTAAGACTTGTCCTAATTGTGGTGTAACTTTGTAATTCAGGCTAAATACAGGCGATATGGCAATACCTAACCAAGAAATAGGACAATTTAAAAAAGGACAATCAGGAAACCCAGCAGGTAAACCTAAAGGAGTACAACATAGCAAAACAAGATTATTGCGTTTACTTGAATTGGTGCAAAAGAAAAGAAACCCAATTACAGGCGATGAAGAAGATTTTACAGTGCTTGAATTAATGGATATGCAAATGATTGCCAAAGCATTAAAAGGAGACCAAAGAGCATATGAAACAGTTATTGACCGATTAGAAGGTAAACCAAAACAAACAACAGATATTACCGCAGACATAAAAGGGAATGTCCACATAAACATTGAACCTGATGCAGATTGTCAACCAATTAAAGATTAAGGCTACTCCTGTATTTTACGCAAACAAAAAGGCTTACGAACAAGGTTATCCTGTAATATGCAACGAAGGTGGCAGCCGTTCAAGTAAATCTTACTCAATAGTTCAGCTTTTAATCACAATAGCTTTATCCAAACCAAAGACAAGAATTTCCCTAGTATCACATTCGCTTCCGCACGTTAAACGTGGCATATACAGAGACTTTAAAGGCATAATGGAGCAATGGAATATATGGGATGAAAACGACTTCAAATACACCGATTTTATTTATACGTTTAAAAATGGTTCTTACATTGAGTTGTTTGGATTGGAAGACCCTGATAAAGCAAAAGGACCAGCAAGGGATATTCTATTCATAAACGAGGCTAACCTTATTAGCAAAGCATTATATGACCAGTTAATTATAAGAACAACTGGACAAGTTTTTCTTGACTGGAATCCTGCCGACTTTGTTTCTTGGGTTTACGACATAGCTGATGAACCATTAAACAAACGCATTCATTCAACGTATCTTAACAACATATCAAATTTATCCGACACCCAAATAAAAAACATTGAGCAATACAAAGACCTACCTGATGACTTTATGTGGAAGGTTTATGGATTGGGCGAAAGGGGAGCAGCAAAAGAACTTATTTACACCCAATGGAAGCAATATAGCGAAACACCCAACGGAGATACATTCTATGGACTTGACTTCGGTTATGTACACCCAGCAGCACTTATAAAGGTTACGCATTATGAAGGACAAAACTATTTTGAGGAAATCATTTATCAAAGCGGTCTTACCTTATCCGACCTATCAAGATTGATAAAAGAAAAAGTGCCTGAACGTGCCACGATTTACGCAGATGCAGCCGAACCTAAATCCATTGAAGAACTTTACCGACAAGGTTTTAACATTAAACCAGCACAAAAAGATGTATGGGCAGGAATAATGCAAATGAAATCGTTTCCGATAAACATTCATTACAGTAGTCAAAACCTAAAACGAGAAATACAATCTTACAAATGGAAGAAGGATAAAAACGACAACGTAATAGAAGAACCAGTCAAAGCAAATGATGATGCTTTGGATGCAGCACGTTACGCAATATTCACGCATTTATCCAAACCTAAATTTCAAGTAAGTGTATTTTAGCGTAAATTGTATAACTTTGTTTAAATTCTAATAATATGGCAATTTGGGATTTCTTTACAAAAAAGAAACTAAACACTCTTTTACCTAACTATCCACTTGGTTCACAAGTAGCAATACAAAACGGCATAGTAACTTGGCAAGGACAAGATGCCCAAGCATTCGTAAATGATGGTTACGTTAAAAATGATATCGTTTATTCAATTGTTAAACTAATAACAGACAAAGCAAAACTTGCTCCATTCCACGTTTACAAAGTAACGGATGAAGTTTCTGCCAAACGTTATAAGTCTTTGATGAAACAACCTGATAAGATTACCAATTGGCAAGAAGTAAACGAATTACACAAAAAAGCATTTGAAATATACACTGGAGATTCAAGATTGAACGAACTATTGAAATATCCAAATGGCGAAGATACTTGGGGAGATTTAGTAGAGCAGTGGTGCGGATTTAAGTTAATTACAGGTAATTCTTTTATTTACGCTAAACTTATTGAAGCAGGTGCAAACCAAAGTAAACCATTTGAACTTTACGCTTTGCCTAGTCAGTATATGGCTATCATAGCTAACGTAAATGAGTTCCCACCTGTTAGAGCAGGTTACCAATTGTACTTTGGCGAGATGTGGACATTTGACCCTAAAGAAATATTACACGATAAGTTTTATAACCCACAATGGAATGTTACAGGAAATCAACTTTATGGACAATCGCCATTAAGAGCAGCAGCAAGAACATTGACAAGAAGTAACGAAGCTAAAACGGCTTCAGTTGCAGCATTTCAAAATGGTGGACCAGCAGGTGTGTTATTTATGAATGATGACCGCTTTGACCCTACAAGTGGAACGCAACAAGCACAAGCACTTAAAACCGCTATTAGTCAAAAGGGTGGTTCATCAAACTTTAATTCTATTGCGGTGTCAGGTTATAAGGTAGATTGGAAAGCAATCGGTTTGTCTCCTGTTGAACTTAATATCATTGAATCAGAAAAATGGGATATGAAAGCACTTTGTAACATTTACGGAGTTCCTTCACAACTATTAAACGATGCCGACAATAAAACTTACAACAATCAATTAGAAGGCGAAAAGGCATTGACATTACGTTGTGCTATTCCTTTGCTTGATGCGTTGACCGAAAACTTAAATAGAAAACTACACACTGATTGGGGTTACAAAGGTTCTAATCTTTATGTAGGTTATGATATGAAGGTTTATCAAGAACTAGAAGCAAATAAGAGCGAACAAGCAACTTGGTTGGATAAGGCTTGGTGGATTGCGCCAGCACAAAAGATGGAAATAATGGGTATAAAAGTTCCTGATTATATTCCTAGCGAGGAAATGGAAAAATTGTACGTTCCTAGCGGACTTCAACCTGTTGACCAATTCCAGCCTTTAAACATTCCTGACAATTTAAAACCTTAATAATGACTTTTGTTGAATTTATATCACGTTTGCACGATTCAAAACAACAATCAATTGTTTGGCATCATCAAACTACATCATACGCAGAGCATAAGGCATTGAATAACTATTACGATGAAATACTAGAATTAATTGATGACCTAGTTGAAAGCGTAAGCGGTGTTTATGGCAGACCACAAGGTTATTCGGTTGCTACATTACAAAACTATTCAGGACACGAGCAATTGGTTAAATACTACAAAGGTTTATATGAGTTTGTTCAAAAGGAACGCAAAACTATTTATCAAGATAGTTGGATTCAAAACCAAATAGATGAAATTGCTCAATTGATTGCTAAAACAAATTACCTTTTAACCTTATCATAATGAAACACATAAACAAATTCCTTGAATTAGTACAAGAATTAAAGAAAACCACTGGATTGAACAAAGCTGGTGTTAGCCACGCAAATTCATTAGTGAGTGATGGCAAAGTGTCAAAGCCTTCATCTTGGAATCCACCAAGTGCTTCTGAAGAAAACGCATACATTGAGAAAAACGGAATGGCTGCTTATGGTAAATGGTTTTTAGGTGTTGATAGCGGTGCTGACCCTGAAACAAAACAACATTGGCATTATATCTATACTTCCGATTTTGTGAACGTAGATAGAGCAGGATTGATAGCCATTAGACAAAGAGCAGGTCAACAAGGTCAAACGGATGTTTTCAACGCAGCAGGTAAATTAATAGAAAAAATTGATGCCTAATGATTTGGCAAGATTATAGAAAACTATATGCCAACGCATTAAAAACCTATTCGCCCAAGTTCAAAAAAGAACTGCAAAAACAGGTTGATACATATTGCCGTACCCAAAACTTAAACGCAATTAGCGATAAAGCCTTAAAAAAGACCATTCAGCGACTTCATATGGCTATGGGGGTAAAGATGGCACAAATAGTACAAAAGTCCGTTAAAAGGTCTGTAAAGGGCATTTACGAGGCATTAGAGACCAAATCAGCACAAACCGACCTATTTGCTTACGTTATCCTTCAATATTTAGAAAGACAAGGTTTAAATCAATTGGCTGCCGACATAACCGACACCACCAAAGAACAAATCCGAAGATTCCTTATTCAAGCTAGTGAAAAGAATTACACTATGCAAGAAACGATTGCACTTTTAAGGGTTAGCGGAATAACCGACTATCGTGCCGAACTTATCGCAAGAACGGAAACAGGAAGGGCAGCTAACATAGGTTCAATGGTTGGAACGGCATCAACAGGGTTAGTTACTTTAAAGGAATGGATAAGTGCAAGGGATAACCGCACAAGAAGAATACCAAGAGACCAATTTGACCATTTGCATATGGATGGGGTTAAAATTCCGTTTGATGACAAATTTAAACTACAAAACAAAAAAGGTGGATTTGATTTAATGTTGCATCCGTGCGATTCAAGTGGAAGTGCTGCCGATGTATGTAATTGCCGTTGTACTTTAGGATATGAAGCACAAAGGGATTCAAAAGGTAAACTAATGACTTTACAAAATAACCCACCAAAAGGCGATGTTGGATACATTTGGAACTTGTTAACAAATTACGCATTGATGGAAGTTACCACATTAGTTAGCGAAGCATTAACGGATTAAAAAAAAATTATAACTTTGTTAATATGAAAACATACACAAATAAAGATGTTGTTGTTGAAAAGCAAGACATTGGTTACGAAGTAATGGATGTTGATACCGAGCAACGCAGAGTAAAAGCCGTATGGGCAAGAACTGGAAACGTTGATTTAGACAACGATATTATCGTTCCTGAAGCATTTACTAAAACGTTAAAAGAGCGTGGTCCAGCAGGTAAAAACTTAATATGGTCTTTAGTTGACCATTGTGCTGAAATGGAAGCCGTTATTGGTAAACCTGAACAACTTTACGTTGAAGGCGATATGCTTATTGCTATCACTCCAATTGTAATGACTGAAACAGGAGAAGATATTTTAAAAATGTATGATGCTGGTTTAATCAACCAACACTCAATTGGATTTACTACAATAAATTCAAGCGTAGGAAAAGATGGTGTTAGAACCATTACCGAACTTAAACTTTATGAAGGAAGTGCGGTATTATGGGCAGCAAACCCTGAAACACCAACTATTTCAGTTAAAAGTGAAGTAAAGAAAGAACAATTAGCAACAAGGCTAGAGAAACTTCTTAAAGCATTTAAAGGTGGTCGTTTCACAGACGAAACCTTTGCTTTAATGGAGATAGAAATAAAAAGGATTCAATCTGAATTATTAGAAATTGAAATCGTGAAAGAAATCACTGCGACCGCAGAAGCACCGCAGCCGACAAACGAAGATGTGAAAAATGATGAAGAAGAAAAAGTCCTTAAAGCAATAGCACAATTTAATAACTTATTTAAAAAGTAAAAATGGAAAATTTAATTAATGAAATGGCAGAGAATGTAAAAGGAATCAAATCCGACATTTCTGCTCAAATTGATTCAGTAAAAGCTGAAATCAGTGTTGTAAAAGATGAAATGCAAAAGCAAATTGATGCACAATTAGTTGCTCAAAAGAAAGCTGCAAAGCGTGAAGTTAAGTTTATGGATGAAGTGATTATGGAAAAACTTGACGGCAAAATGGATGCAATGGAAAAAGAAATGAAGTCTGGCGGTAAATTCCGTTTAGATTTATCCGATGTTAAGACTATGACTTTGTCAGGTTCTTTAACAGGAGATGCTCAAGCTAGTTACGCACCTAATGCTGCTATCTTACCAAGCCAAGCGGTTAACTTCCGTGATTTAATTCCAACTGTACGTAGTGCAAGTGGTTTATATGTTTTCTACAAGGAAACTGCAACAACTAACAACATCGCTGCTCAAACTGAAGGTTCTGATAAAGGACAAAACAGCTACGCATTAAGCGAAGTTAAAGTTGTAAACGATTACATCGCTGGTTTCTCTACTTTCTCAAAGCAAATGGCAAAATCTTTACCATTCTTAAGTACAACTTTACCAAGAATGTTAACTAGAGATTTCTACAAAGCAGAGAACAGTGCTTTCTATACAACAGTATCTACTGCTGCAACTGGTTCTACAACAACTGCCGAAACAATTGACTTAAAACAATTAGTTGATTATATCGGAAACCAAAAGAGTGCTAACTATGTTGCTTCTTTTGCAGTTGTAAGTCCTACTCAAATGGGTCGTTTATTAAAAGAAACAATCAGCAATGGTTACTATGCTGGTTCAGGTTCTGTTATCGTAAATCCTAATGGTGGAATCACTATTTGGGGTGTACCTGTAATCGCTGCTTCTTGGGTAGCTGATGACAAGGTATTAATCTTGGATAACAACTATTGTGAGCGTGTTGAAGTTGAAGGTTTAGCTATTGAGTTCTCTTATGAGAATGCAAGTAACTTCCAACAAAATATGGTTACTGCACGTATTGAGTGCTACGAAGATGTTAACTTAATGCAAACTGCTTCAGCTATTTTTGCTGATTTAGGCAACGTTGCTTAATTGAATATTTAGTATAAAAAAAGAACCCTTACTTCGGTAGGGGTTTTTTTATTAAAATAAACGTAAATTTGTAAAAAAGGAATTATGTATAATTTCATTATAGACCACACATTAGTTGATTACGGAGTTATAACCGAACCTGTTACAGTTGCCGAAGCAAAACAATATTGCCGTGTTACTAATAGCGTTGAAGATGATTTATTCGCTGAATTAATCACTCAATCAAGACAAGCCGTAGAAAAGGCTTCAGGCTTAAGTATTACACCTAAAACGGCTACTGTTTGGTTCACTAATGCAGCAGCTAACTTTCAGTTGCCTTTTGGACCAGTGGTGTCATTTACAAGCCTAACCGATAATAACGGAAACGTAATTGAATCGGCTGATTATAAATTAATCGGTGGTCAATATCCGCAATTAAACTACCCAGCATTTAATGAAATGGTGGCGGTTTATAGAACAGGATTTACAACAGTACCAAAAGAAATTAAAATTGCTATTTTAGACCAAATAAACTACGGCTACGAGAATAGAGGTATGGATGTCAATGATTTAGGTATTTGTGAGAAAACGTGGCGAGTGTGTCAAAGATGGACAAGAACATCCCCAATTTTATAATATGAGAATAGGACTTCACAAGGATAATTATGTTGATGCTAATTCTATGACTAGATTAGTAAACGTTTATGCTCCAACAAGTGTAAGCGATGGGCAAGGTGGGTACACTACGACATATGCGTTGCAAACGACTACTTGGGGGGATTTTAGACCACAACCGCAAAATAGGTCGTTGCAAGAATCTCAATTAAGTTTTACAAGGTTTGCAAAGTTGTTTATTCGTTGGGATATTACAATTACGGATATGTACAAATTGGAAGTGGAAGGCGATACCTATACGATTCACTCAATAAAAGATGTGGATAACGCTCATAGATTCTTTGAAATTGAAATGTATTACTAATGGCTGGATTTGCACTTAATTTAAGCGGAATGGATAATTTAACCAAAAGGTTAAAAACACTCCAAGATGACCTTACAAAAGGTGTTGCTGAAGAAATAAGTGCTTCAACATTAAAAATTGAACGTGATGCTAAAAGAAATACACCTGTTAATTTGGGTACGTTAAGAAAAAGCATACACGCAGAATCTACAATTAATGGTTTGACAGGAAGGGTAATAGTAGATGCCAGTTATGGTGCTTATGTTGAATTTGGCACAGGTGGGAAAGTTTCAATACCAAGTGGTTATGAATCTTTTGCAGGTCAATTTAGAGGAAAATCAGGCGGTACAATGGAAGAATTTATTAAAGCATTAACATTGTGGGTAAAAAGAAAAGGATTGGCTGGAACATATCAAGCTACGGCATATGATATTTCAACTAGAAAGGCTAGTAAAATAAAAAGAATGGGGTCAATAAAAGCAAGAAAAAGTGAAGATGAAAAATTAGCACGTTTTTTAGCTATAAAAATATTAAGAAATGGTATTAGACCGCAACCATATTTAATACCAGCTTATGAAGCAGAAAAACCTGAATTATTTAAACGTTTAACAAGATTATTAAATGCTAAATCCTAATATAGAAATAAAGAAATGGTTTTATACACATTTAGTATCTGCCACAAGTTTGCCTGTTTATGATGGGTTAGCACCTGATTCTGCACCAAATGAATATATTGTTTTGGATGGCAGAAGTTCAAGTCAAGAACAAGGTAAAGCAGGTTATACTAATTCGGTTACTATCATAGTTGACATTGTTACAAAAAGTGCTAACTTTGGCTATAAACGAGCCGAAACAATAAGCGATTTAGTTTTGACTGCGATTAACTCAAACACCACAATAACCTTAAGTAATGGGTTTTATTCATCAAGTGTTTATGTTGATAGCATTAGGAATTTGGATGGTTTAAACCCTTTGGATAACGTTTTTAGAACATTAATAACTTATAATTTAATAATAACTCAAAATTAAAATAAAATGGCAGAAACTAAAGTATCAGGCAGGGACTATATCCTTTTAGCCGACATTGATGGAGATAGCACCTTTAAACCAGTTGCTTGTCTTACATCTAACTCATTTACATCAACTAA